GGGGGGGGGGGAGCCTGTCGGACGGGCGGGACATGGGCGTCGAAGTATGGCGCAGACATTAACGAATGGGACGTCGCTCCCCCGCCGGAATATTTTTCTGAATTGGAACGGGTTTCAAAACGCCGGATTATCTGCGGCGGAAATTACTTCGGGCTTCCGCCGAACCGAAACTTTATTATTTGGCGGAAGCTGACAATATCGGAGAATTTTTCAATGGCAATGGCGGAATATTTATGGACGGACATTCCCGGCAATGCGAAAGTTTTTGACTTCGCCCCTCAAGACAAAAACCGATTCCATCCGACACAAAAGCCCGTCCAATTATACAAATGGCTTTTATCAAAATATGCAAAACCGGGATATAAAATTCTTGACACGCATCTGGGGTCGGGGACTCACGCCGTCGCCTGTGCCGACATGGGCTTCGATTTGGTCGCTTGCGAAATCGACGAATTTTATTATTTGAATAGTCTTAAAATGATCGGCGAAACAATTTCGCAAGGCGTTTTATTTTCCCCTTCCGGCGACGTGTTAGATTCACACCCGGAATTATTTTGAAAGGCGGCAAAATGACGGAAGCGGTAAAGGAAAAAGACATAAATTTTTTGATTGAGCAATTCGCCGACCTAAAGGAGTCGAAAAAAATCGAATTGCCGTCGGAATATGCGGAAAGAGTCAGAACCCTTCCGCCGGAATTAACGCCGTTCCCCGGTCCCTTTTCTTATAACCGATTTCCGTATTTTCGGGAAATTGTCGATTCCCTCGCGTCAATAGACCCGATTAAGGAAATCGCCGTTATGAAGGGCAATTCACTGGGGGCGACAACGGCAATTCTTGAAACGGCAATTTTATATTTTATTGGCTGTGAACCGAAGCCGCAGTTATATATAACGGCGGATAGTGAATTGGCGAAAACGTCAATCGAAATAAAAGTCGACCGAATGATCGACGGCGCGGGGCTTCGACATTTGATTTTTTCGCAGACAAAAAAGGGCAAGGGAAGCGAAGATTCCGGCGACACAAAAACGTCGAAACAATATCCCGGCGGATTTTTATATTCGTATGGTTCCCGAAGCCCGGCACGGTTCAGGTCGAACCCCTACCCCGTCGCTCATGGCGACGAAGTCGACGCCTATCCCGAAGCGATAAAAAAAGAGGGCGACGTTATATCATTAATCCGAAGCCGGACAAACGCATATTCAAAAACCCGTAAAATTTTATGGATTTCGACGCCGCTTGTCGAACAAACAAGCAAAATAAACGTGTTATATTTAAGCGGCGATCAGCGAAAATATTTTGTCCCTTGCCCCCATTGCGGCGAATATCAGGATTTAGTATGGCATGGGGTACACGAAGACGGGTCTGTTTACGGCGTGATTTGGGAAAACGACGAATTATTTAATCCGAAAATCGAAACGGTCGCTTATAAATGCAAATACTGCGGGGGATTAATAAAAAATTATGACAAGCCGGGAATAATAAACCGGGGCGAATGGCGTCCGACGGCGAAGCCGACGAATCCCCTTATGCGTTCGTATCATATATCGCCGCTGTACAATCCCCCGGGAATGTATAGCTGGGAAGATTTTGTTTTTGAATGGTGCGAATGTTGGGACATTGAGCATAACCGCCTTCGGGACAAGGAAAAATATCGGTCGTTCCGCAATTTGAAACAAGGGCTTCCGTTCACGGAAACCGGGACACAGCTCAAGTATGAACGGACGCTGACTTATAAACGGACGGGCTTCGCAAGGGGTCATATACCTAACGAAATGGCGAAACTAAATTCCGGCTCGGTAATTTTAATCGTTATCGCTTCGGTCGACGTTCAAAAAGATAAACTATTCGTCGACGTGAAAGGCTATTCGGCGAACGGCGTTACATGGTCGCTTGACTTTTTTGAGATCAAAGGCGATACAGCGGACTTCAACGGACCTTGGGACGAATTAGAAAAATATATCGGCGAAAAAACATTCACTTCCGACGACGGTCATGTTTATAAAATCGTTATGACGATGGTCGATTCGGGCTGGAATACCCAGTATGTTTACGCATTCGCCTCCCGTTATTCGTCGGGGATTTACGCTTGCAAAGGCGCGGACTATTTAAGGGGCGGCGAAACTTTCAAGTTATTTAACAAGTCGACGCTCGATTCAATAGCCCTTCAAAAAGCCTATCATGTAAACACTTGTAAAATGAAGGACAAAATTTACAACGCATTAAACAATTCGGTATGGAATACGCATGAACTACAGCCGCCGTGGTATCCTAATTTTCCCGAAGATTATCGGGACGATTACTTCAAACAATTTGAAGCCGAAAACAAGGTCGACGAATACGACCGAAAAACTTTCCGCTATCTGCGGACGATTTGGAAGGCGAAACAAGGAATCCCGAATCACGCCTTCGACACATATAATTATAATTTGGCGGCGCTTGAAATTTTCGCCGACAGTTATTGCCGGGAAGTTTTACGGCTCCCCGGGCTTGAATGGGATTTGTTCTGGCGCGATATAAAAGCGAATCCATTTTTTGAAAGTTAATAGCCTCTTGACGCGCCGAACCCTTATATTCTCCTCATGGCGGTTATCGATCCTAGTCACCCTGCGTTATCAGGCGATCCAAATCAATTTTGGAAAGATGAATTAAACAATAGTCGAATAATTCTTTATGAATTAGACAAGGCAATTCACGCATTAACAAAAAAGGAAATCCGCCAATACACAATTAACACCGGGCAAGATTCGCAGACCGTTTCACGTCAAGACCTGCCCCAGTTATATGACCGGCGGGAAAATCTTCTGAAACAAATCGCCGAATTGGAAATCAAAACGGGCGAAAAAGAGCCGGACGCTTCGATTTTTCAGGTGGTCCCCGAATGGTAGTAAATACAGGTTTTAAAAAATTAGAAGATTCGTTAATGTATTACGCCGCCGACGCCTTGTCGTCCGTTTTCGATGGCGACAAGTTTCCCGGCAGTTTCGGCTATACCCGTGATTACTTGCAAGAAAACGGACTCGATTATTATTCGCTTCGCAAACGGTCGCTTCAGTTATTCGTCGAAAATCCTTATGCGTCCGGCATTATAAAAAGGATTTTAAGAAACGAAATTTTTACAGGCATGATGCCTGACCCGACGCCGAACGGCGCGGTTATATGGGCGAATGACGACGAAGAAGAACGGGAAGAGAGAGCCATTGAATATGGGTCAATTATAAATGACGGATTTGAAATTTACGCCGCAGATTACAATGTTTTTGATTACAAAAAGCAAATGACCTTCGGCGAATTTCAAGAACAAGTCCGCCTCGAATCTATCCTTGCCGGGGACGGAATTGTCGTCAGCCGGATAAACCCGCAGACAATGCTCCCCGCATGGGACTGGATAAACGGGAACTTTATTAAAACGCCGCCCGAATATTCCCCCAAAGGCGGAAATACAATTCTTCACGGCGTCGAACGGGACAGGCAGGGTCGCCATGTCGCCTATCATGTCGAAGAATGGGTCGACGAAAAATTAAGATATACACGGGTTCCCGTATGGGGCGAAAAATCAGGGCGTCAAATTTCTTGGATGGTATACGGCGGAACAAAATTATTAAATAACGTCCGGGGAACGCCGTTACTTGCAAACTGTCTTTTTATGTTAAAAGACCTTGACCGATACCGTGACGCCGAAGTCCGCGCCGCCGTCGTTAATGCGTTATTTCCATTATTCATAAAAAAACAGCCCGGCGCGGGGGGCGGTTCCGTCCTTGACGGCGTCAAGAAAAGACAATCCGGCGACACTACTCCGTCGCCTTCAGACACAGCCGCCGAAAAGCCGACAATCCCGACCGTTCCGGGAATGTTAATGAAAATGTCGGACGGCGAAGAACTGGGGAGCCTTCCGACGAACCGCCCGAACGTGAACTTCGGGACTTTTGAATCTATCGTTATATCCGGCTTCTGCTGGACGCTTGAGATTCCGCCCGAAATCGGAATGTTAAAGTTTACAAGCTCCTATTCGGCAAGCCGTCAAGCGAATAACGAATGGGACATATACTTAAAATACCGGGCGTTTAAGAATGCGAAGGATTTTTGCCAGTTAATCTATCAGGAATATGTGATTCAATCCGTTTTGAACGGGTCGCTCGTTATTCCGGGACTCATGGAAGTTTTATTCAATCCCAAAAAATGGTTAATCCGGGGAGCATGGTTAAAATGCGAATGGGCGGGATTGTCCCGACCATCGGTCGACATACAACGGGAAGCGGGGGCGTTAATCGGTTTATTAAAGGTCGGCTGTATGACAAACGACATTTTATCGCGCCGATTTACGGGAAAATCATTCAAGGCGATTCAATACACCCTGCAAAGGGAAAGAAAACTTATGACCCGCCTCGGCTTCACCTCGGAAATCGACGAAAATGTGCAAGGGGAGCCAGCCTATCCCGCCCCCGGTTTCCCCGACGGCGACGATTCCGACGACGATTCCGACGACAAAGACACAAAGCCAAAGGACAAAAACTTAAATAATCAAAATCAAAGTGACGATGAGGGGGATAAGTAAAAATGCCGAATTACATTGAAACGGTCGTTAATTACATACCGACGGCGGTTACGCTTTTTATATTTTTTGCGTTCTTAAAAAATAAAAATGTAAAAAAATTCGAAGCGGGGTCCGTCAAGTATGAAGCAAAGGACGACCCCGCCGACCCCGACAAGGGGAAAAAAGACACTGAACAAGACAAAACAATCACAGGCATAATCGCCAAAATCGAAAAATTAGAAACGGTTATCGAAAACGACATGGCGGAAAGGAACAAAAGATATTCCGAATTTGAAAACCGCCTCGATAAACAATACGAATATGTCAAGGAAGCCGCCTTAAAATCCTGCACGGCGGTAGTTTTCGCCGACGGCGTCCCGCTTGTCGAATTTTTGGACGGCGTTTTTACAAGTTTATATCTGGGAAACAACGGAAACACAATAAAAAGGATTACAAAAAGAATCGTAAAAAGCGAAGAAACCCTCGGCGTGTATAACAGCGAATTGTCAAAATTTAGGAAAACACACCCGAACCCGAATCCGCATTTTGAAAAAGCCATAGAACAAATACATAGGGAATGGCACTAAAAAAATTTTATAGGAGGTCTTTATGAAAGACACAAAAAGCGGGCAATTGTTCGGATTAATAATTGCGTCGTTATTTACAGCCGGAATGATTTTTTTCATTCAGGATACGGCTTCGGCTTCGGCTATCGCCATGACGTTTTCGGCGATTGTCGGCGTTTTTATCGGTCTTGATATTACGCTCATGATTAAAAAAACGTCCGAAATGCCGACAGGCTACAAGGAAATAAATATGCATCGTTACGTCGCAGGGTTAATTATTTTTTCCCTATTGCTTATTGAAACTTTTTTTATTTCCGCCGCCTTCCGGCGAAACTGCGATTCGTTATATACAAGTTTCGGAATCGGCTTCCTTGTCATAATCGGCGGACTTATTGCCGGGGTCGAAGGTAACAAAATAGCGACGGAAGGGAAAGCCGACCCCCCGAAGTCGGAATAGGACTTGCGACGTCGCAAGTCGTAAAAAGTAATAGAGGGGGTATTATGACGGGTTACATCATTTTAGGCGTTTTTATTTTGCTTGTCGTTTCTAATTTTGCCAGTTTTATAATCGGCATGACGAAGGGACACAAACAGGCGGCGGCGGATTATAACGCCGAAAAATTAAGGCAAGAAAACGACGCCAAAATTTACGAACAAGTCAAAAAAGATATAGGACAGGGGGTAAAAAAAGATGCCGAAGACAAAAAGGCGGAATTGGCTAGTCATTCTAATTCTAGGGATCAGTTTAACGCTATTAATGACAGCCTGTCTAACAAACCAAAAAATTAAGTATGTCTATGACGTCCCCGACGTTACCTTTCCGACGTTTCCCCCGCCGGATTGCGTGACCTTCGACGAAGAAACCGGGACGGTTTCTTTACCCTTATGGTATTGGCTTTTAATTGCCAATTATAAAATTGACGTCGACGCCATAGAAAAATATATGGATTCCCTTCGCAAATTACAAAGGGAACGGCTGGGGATTATTCAATAACGCCATAGGAGGCTTTTATGGATTTAAAGGAATTTGTCAATAAGTACAAAGGGATTAAAGTCGATTTTGACGGTATGTATGGGGCGCAATGTGTCGACCTTGCCCGGCAATATTTTAAGGACGTATGGGGTTTTACAAAACAGCCTGAAGGTGTGGAAGGGGCGAAGGATTTTTATTTTAACCATGACAAAAGACCCATTCAAAAAACCCTCTGCGATTGCGTTCCTTTTTCCGGCGAAGAAAAACCGCCCGTCGGCGCTGTCGTTCTTTTTGACAAATCGGCGGCGAATAAATACGGTCATGTGGGAATATGCCTTGCCGTCTATGAAGACGGCATAGAAATTTTTGAACAAGACGGTTTCAAACTTGACGGCGCGAAAATAACTAAATGGAAATTTGATCGTCTAGTGGGCTGGCTGGTAAAAAAAGAATGACATTTTTAATTATTTCGATTTTTTGTACAGCCTGCTCATGGCTTTTATTAACCGGCTTGTTTTTTCTACTTTGTTTTTTTATTGAAAAAACAAATTTTCAAAAGTTAATAGACCATAAGGCGGAAACGGGGGAATATCTTTACAAATGATTAAACTAGCAGTAAACGACGTTATAGCGCCCGGCTATATTTCCGATTCAAGCATTAAAGAACAACTAAAAACCATAACGCCCGGCGAAGAAATCGAAATCGAAATCAATTCGCCCGGCGGTTATTGCGTCGAATGCAATGCGATTTTTAACACGATTTGTGAATATGCGAAGACACATCCTGTGTCGGTTTTTATTAACGGAATCGCCGCTTCCGCCGCTTCCATTATCGCCATAGCCGCCCGAACGGTAAACCCGAAAAACGTCGTCAAGGTCAGGGAAAATTCAATATTTTTTATACACAATCCCCTCGATTTTGAATTCGGCGATTATCGCGCCATGTTAAAAATGGGCGATTACTTGCAAAGGCTCGCTTCCATGTTTGCGAATATTTATTCCGGCGTTACCGGGCAGACCGTCAAAAAAACACAATCGGCAATGGACGAAGAAACTTATTATATTGGCGGCGAAATAAAGGACGCAGGGTTTGCGACGGAACTTGACATTATAAACCAAAACGCAAACGCCCAGCCGAATTCCCGCGCCGCCATGATTGCCTCCGCCGAAATGAGAATCGCCGACGCAAAAAGAAAAATTAAGGAATCCGAATTTGTCGACGATTACGAAAAAGCGGCGGCGTTACTTGAAACAACGGCGTCCAATATGAAAATGGCTATTCAGGGGGGAACCCCAAATAATAGCGACGGCAGTTTGTCCGTCGAACCAAAAAATAAACCGGGGGAGAGTACTCCCGCCGGGGGGAAGGTGGGAAAAATGACCCCTGAAGAACTATTAGCGCAAAACCCCGAATTGTACCGGGCAATATTTGCGCTCGGACAAAAGGCGGAACGTGAGCGCGTAACAGCCCATTTGAACATCGCCGAAAAATCGCAGTCATACGAAACGGCGGCGAAGTTTATAAAAGACGGCGCGTCGGTTACGTCCGAAGCCGTACAGTCGGAATATTTGGCGCTTGCTATTAGCGGCAAACAAAACCAAAATCGGGTCGACGACAATCCGGGGAATTTAAACACCGGCGACGACAGCGAAGACGACGCCAAATTAATGAAAATTTTTGAAGACGGTTATAAAGAAAAACCGGCTCAAAATCAAAGGAAGGGTTAATCATGGAAAAACGAAAAGTCGAAAACAAAAGCCTTTTTCAGGGCGATTGTGAATTTGAAACCGGCATTTTAACCGTTCCCGCCGGAGCGACGGTTCCCGCCGGAGCCTTTTTGAAAAGGAATTCAAACGGCAAATTTTCGGCAGTTACCGACACGGGGAATCAAACCCCCTGCGCGATTAACCCCGTCGAAATCACAAACACGGGAACGGCGGAAGCGGATATTCCCTTCAGGGCATTAACCGCCGGAAGAGTCCGTCAAGATATGTTAAGCGCAAACGGCGAAGCGATAACCGACGCCGAGGCTGACATGATTCGCATATATGGCATAAGACCGAAAAAGGTTACAGACCTTTCATGGGTCGATTAAGGAGGTAAAATCGATGCCCGATTTTTTAGTCAAAGTTTTATTATGGTTTAACGCCCAGCCGGATATTAACCGAATGGGCTTTTTGTCGTCTTTATTCAAGGTGACGCCGGAGTCCTTTACGGATGCGACGGAAATTGAATTAGACCTTGTCCGAAGCGGCGAAGAGGTCGCCCCCGTCGTTACTAACCTTTCAACGGGCGCGGTGACAATCGTCGAAGACGCATTTGAAACGGCGAAGGTTCCGTTCCCGGTTTACGCGCTTGACAAGCCCGTCGACATATCGGAATTAATGGGTCGTCAGCCGAATGAAAACGCCTATATCGGCGATCAGGTAGACTGGCTCGGTCGTCTTGCGAAGCGTCTTGTTAGCGGATTTACGAAAATGACCGGCATGGTTAAAAGGTCTGTCGAACTTCAGGCGTCGCAAGTTTTACAAACCGGGACAATTAACCTGACCAATGAAAACGGAAAGGTCGTTTATAAACTAAACCTGAAGCCGAAGGCGTCACACTTCCCGACCGTCGCCGTTTCATGGGGCGACGCCGGTTCCGACCCCATCGAAGACATTAAAGCCGTCGCCGATGTTTGCCGCGCCGACGGGTTATGCGACATAAAAAATCTTGTCATGGACGACGATTCCCTCGAAAACTTTTTGAAGGACGCCCGGGTTCAACGTGACCTGAAAATGGACGGATTAAGGCTGGGCGCATTGAATCCCGGCATGGTAAATAAAGGGGCGAAATATTACGGATACATTCATGTCGGTTCAAATCTTTTTGACATTTGGGTATATTCCGCAACTTATAATCCCTTTGGGTCGAAGGAAACAAAAAGATTCCTTGAGAAAAATAAGGTCTTATTCCTTCCCGATTTTGAAGATTTGGACTTCCGCAGGATATTTGGCGGAATTCCAATGGTGCGCCCGCCTGAAAATATGGCATTTGAACAGATACTCGGCGCGGGAAAGGTTACTATTGACGGTGCGTATGACTTCAAAGCGCGGGTTTATCACGATCAAAAGGCGGATACATACGTCGGCGAAATGAAGTCGCGCCCCCTGTGTCTGCCGGTTAGCATTGACAGATTCGCTTGCTTGACGACAAAAGCGGCGGCATAAAGGAGGATTTTATGGCAGACAAAAAAACTTATATCGTTAATGACGGCGCGTCGTTCGTTTCAAAAGGTCGGGTATATAAACCCGGCGACGAAATCAGCGGCGATTTATTTTCAGCGGCAAGCCTTGAGGCGAATATAAAAGCCGGAAAACTTTTGACCGAAGCGCAAGCCAAAGCCAATAAAAAGGACGACGCCAAAAAAGACGACGCCAAAAAAGACGACAGCAAAAAGACAAAAACGCTTGACGAAATGAGCCTTGACGAATTAAAGGCTTACGCAAAGGAAAAAAATATTTCCACTAAAAACGGACCGCTCCCGTGGAATAACATTAACAATCGGGACGAATTGTTAAAAGCCATTAAAGATGCGGAAGCCGAAAACAAAGGCGGAAATTAAATGAACTTGAGGGGACTTGCCGAATCTGATTTGGCTGACACTTTAGAAGGCGAAAACGGCGCCGGCAGTCCCTTTACGCTCATTGACGACGAAAAAAAAGAATATAGCCTAACGGGGACGTTCGGCGATATTGGTTATTTACTTGACAACGAAACGGGACTTCCCGTTCAGGGGCGGACAATTACTGCGACGTACCGAATGAAGTCCCTTTTTGCGGAAACAAACCGTCCGCCCGGCAAGGGCTGGCAAGTTAAAGTTAAAGATTTTAACGACATGGAGCATTTGCTACACGTCGTTAATTATGAACCTGATCGTTCTATCGGAATAGGGCGATTAAAACTGGCGGTATAGCATGGAAAGTAAATTAAAGAATTTACTGGAAAAACCCGATAATGTCGAATTAATCCGGGACAATATTTCCGCCATTTTAAAAATCGAATGTATTAAACAGCATGAATTAGCGAAGGGGAAACCCGACGAAGACGATTATAATATCGGGGTATGGAAAGAAAAATCGCGCCCGTGGAGCCTGACCGAAGATTCCAAAAAAGAAAACCCCTTCCCGCTTGTCAACGTGCAATTAAGGGAATTTAAACTTGACACGCCCCCCGGTTCGACATTCGGTCAAAAAAAATATGTTTGTATTTTTCATTTGGATTGTTACGCGCACGGCGAATTCGGAGCCGAAGAGTCGGACGATACCGATTCGACACTGAAGGCGGTTAAAATAGGGCGCGTTATCCGAAATATTTTAACAAGCGAGCATCATGCTTATTTTGGGCTTCGTGGGATAGTCCGGGATTATCGCATAACGCAAGGGACAATCGGCGATCCGCGCAATGCGGAACAATCCGCGCAGTCAATAACAATTCAAAGGCTTGTTTTATCCGTCGAATATTACGAAGATTCCCCCAAAGTCGAAACGGGGGTATTTGAAGAATATAATTTTGTTACTACATCGCCTAACGGCGAAGTTTTAATTGACATAACGGGCGAACCCGGCGTCAATAAAGATAAAATTTAAGGAGGTCTTTTATGATTTCACCATCAGCGGCAAGTAGAGTCTGCGGCGTCGACGTCGAATTCAAGAACTTTAATGTCGGGAATGCGGCAATGCTCCCCCAGCGGCTGGCTGTCTTCGGGGTCGGGAATGACGACGCCGATTATAGCCTTGACAAATACGAGGTCGGCGGTTCCGCCGCCAAAGTCGGAGACCGTTACGGTTACGGAAGCCCCCTTCACTTAATGGCGAAGGTGTTTTTTCCGTCTGCGGGAAATACGGCGACGTTCCCCGTCACGATATACCCATTGAAAAAACAAACGGGGGCGACGCCCGCCGAAGGTTCCATCGGCGTGACCGGGACGGCGACGGCGAACGGGTCGGGAACCGTTTATATCGGCGGAGTCGAAATTGAATTCGCCGTTAAAAAGGGCGATAACGCCGCCGCAATTATGGCGGGGATTGTAAACGCCATTAATGGAAATATGGATTCCCCCGCCCGCGCCGCAGTAACAGGCGGCGAAATTATTTTGACGTCGAAATGGTCGGGCGAATCTTCCAATATGATTTCCCTTCAGGCGGAATGCGGCGTCGCCGGAATTATGCTTGCCCTTGAAAACTTTGAAGGCGGAGCCCTCGACCCGGATATTACACCGGCGCTCGAAAAAATAAAGAACGTATGGGAAACCCAAATTTTGGATTCCTTCGATTACAAAAAGACTTCACGCCTTGACAAATATTACGAATACGGCGTCGGTCGCTGGGCGTCCCTTGAAAAGAAACCGTTACTTGTCGCTCATGGCTGTAATGACACGCTCGAAATTAGAACCGCCGTCACCGACCCCCGAAGAAACGATTATGTAAATTATTTAATCGTTTCGGTCGGAAGCCGGGAATTGCCCTTTGTTATCGCCGCCAAAGGTCTGGTAAATGACATAATGACAACGGCGAATAATAACCCCGCTTGCGGTTACAAGGGACTTTTAACGGGTCTTCATTGCGGCGACGATTCGGTTCAGGAAGATTACGGACAGCGCGATTCGTCGGTCAAAAAAGGTTCTTCGACAAATATCAAAAACGGTTCGGTCGCCGAATTAAACGACATAATAACTTTTTGGCATCCCGAATCCGAAGGAACCTTCCCGTCCCGGCGTTCCGTCGCAAACATGGTCAAACTTCAAAATATCGTTTTCAATGTGCGGTTAATCATGGAAGCCGACGCCCTGAAGGGAGCGCCGCTTGTTAAAAACGATCAGCCGACGGACAATCCCCGGGCGGTCGCGCCGAAGGATATAAAAACTTCGTTAATGAATCTGGCGACAAGCCTCGGCAAGGAAGCGATCCTTGCGGACGCCGAATTCTCCAAAAAGAATTTAACCGTCAAACTTGACACGGCGAATCCAAATCGCCTGAATAACAGGTTCCCGTCGAAATTGTCGGGAAATTTGGAAATCACGGACACCCTGATCGAATTCGGGTTTTTGTTAGGAGGTGAATAATGATTGCGGGACCTTTTGAATCACACACAATCGCCGGACGGCGCTTCGTATGCGACGCCGACGACGACGCCGTTTTAAATATGAACGGCAAGGAAAACGAAGTAAAGCCGAACGGCGATGCGTCAAATCGGGTTTTACAAAAACGGGTTCCCGGCGTTCTTGAGGGGTCAAATATCGCATTTGATCAGGCAAGGGGCGACGAAGAATTTTTAAACGACATAAAAGACCGGGGGGCGACGGTCGATTATTCGGGAACGACAAACGACGGCGTTATTTATGCGGGGTCGGTCGTCATAACGGGTCCGCTCAAGTTTTCACACAAAAACGGAACCGTCCCCGTCACGCTGACCGGGACTTTTGAAAAACAGGGTTAATCTATGAACGAAGACGAAAACAAAACCGCCGAAGGCGAAAAGGAAAAACCCGTTATCGACAGGCAGACAGCCGAAAAAGAATTCGACGCTTATTGCGAAGCGAACGACATCGATCATGATATAGACGCAATGACCGACGACGAAAAAAAAGATTTTGAACCGCTCAAAAAACGGTTTGTCAAGGCTTGTATGCAAGGGCGCGTTAAAGTGGACGGAACGGATTTAATATATACCGTTTCCAAATTTTCAAAACCGGGCTTCGCCGGAAAGGAAATCACCGTCAAGCGTTCCGGCGGACAATCGTTTATCGGAATGGACGGTTTCAAGGACACGCAGACCGTCCATAAAATGAACGGCTTTTTGTCCGCTATGACCGGGCAGGAAATTTCTTACTTTGCGAAAATTGACGGAAAAGACTGGCAATTCTTCAGGGATATAGCCACGCTTTTTTTAGTCGATTAATCTCCGAGGTCGCCGTGAATGGTCATCGGAAAATCGTTCACGGAGCCGGGGGGATTATTACCCAGCTTCGGCAAATATGCATCGATTATTCGTCAATGATTAATCTTCGGGATATAACCATTGACGAAATTCGTTTTTTTTATTCCCCATTGATAGACGGACTTTGCGAACGGCAAAAAAACAAACTAGGAAATTCCAATGGCTAGCAAATATTCCATTCAGGCGGTCTTCGGACTGATCGACAAGATAACAGCCCCGCTTGACAAGGTCGCCGGAAAGGGGAACGCCGTCGGAAAGGCGTTAAAGAACGATTTTATTCAAGCCGACAAAGCCATGCAAAATTTAGGCAAGAGCGCAGGGAAGGTCGCCGGGGATATTGCCAAAGCCGCCGCCAAAGCCGGAGCCGCCGTCGCCGCCGCTTCCGCCGCCGCCGCCGTCGCCTTCATTTCAAAAGGGTTAAAAGACGCCATTGATTATGAAAAAGGAATGGCGAAGGTCGGAGCGCAAGCGAACCTGACGACCGACCAAATAAAAACAATGTCAAAAGAATTATTAAACTTGTCAAATAGAACCGGGACGGGCGTTCAAGCCCTTCAGGAGGCTCAATTACAAATCATGCAAAGCGGAATTTCCGCCGCCGATTCCGTCGGCGTTTTGGAAGTCGCCGTCAAAGCCGCCGGGGGCGGGTTCACTTCGACGGCGAATGTTATTTCCGGCTTGTCGTCGGTTTTAAAATCTTATGGACTGGAAGCGTCCGCCGCTTCGCAAATATCAGATCAAATGATGTCTGCCGCCAAAGCCGGGGGCGTTTCCTTTGAAGACATGGCGACAAAACTTGAAAAAGTTTTGCCGGTCGCCGCAAAATTTGGCGTCAGTAGTGACAAACTATTCGCCGCCGTCGCAAGCATGACGGCGCAGGGCGTCCCCATTGCCGAAGCGACAAAAAAAATAAAAGCCGCCCTTGAAAAAGACGGCGGCAAAGCGATATTTAACATAACAAACGCCGACGCATATAATAGCGCGTTAAAGCAAATTCAAAATTCCGCGGGGGCGACAAACGACGCCTTCGGGCGAATCGAAAAAACGACCGGGGAACGCTGGGCGACGTTAATCAATAAAGTTAAAAACACGGGTATAAAAGCGGGGGAGTCCCTGCTTCCCGTTTTCAATAAAGTTATCGACAAACTTTCCGTCTTCGCCGACAAATTCGCCTCAATGGATTTTGAACCTTTGGCGAAAAAAGTCGAAGCCGTCGTCGATAAAATATTTAACTCCCTTGACTTCGACAAATTAGTCGACGGCATAACTTTGGTATTTGACACGCTGTCGACGCTTTTCGATATTGCAATGAAGGTCGGCGGTGCTATTTGGTCAATGCGCTCCATTATTTTAGGCGTCGCCGCCGCATGGGGAACCTATAAATTATTAATGATGGCGGCGACGATTATCGGACCTATTATGGGAATGATTAAGGCGGTTCAGGCGTTAATGGCTGCTCAAAAAGGAATGAACGTCGTTCAGGCTATCGCCAATGTTTTAATGAATGCGAACCCTATCGGGATAATAATTACGGCAATAGGCGTCTTGATCGGACTAATTGTCGCGCTTGCCATGAACTGGGACAAGGTCTGCGCCGCCATGTCGAAGGCATGGGACTGGATAAAAAAAGTCGCTACTATAATTTGGGACGGGCTTGTCAATGCGTTTTGGGCGTTAATGGATATTATCAATAAAAATCAAGAAAAAGTTTTGGCGTTTATAACGGTCTTTACAGGTCCCTTCGGTTTCATACTTTCAATAATTAACGAATTGCGGAATAACTGGGCGATGGTCGTCGAAACTTTCAAGACCGACGGAATTATAAAAGGATTGTTAAAACTGGGCGGCGTTATCTTGTCCGCCATGATTGCCCCTATTCAGGGCTTTTTGGAATTATTATCGAAAATCCCCGGCGTCGGAAAACTACTCGGACCCGCCGTCAATAAATTAGACACGTTACGCGCCAATTTAAAAGGAACCGACGGCAATGTGCAAAAAGACGTTTTGACCCGCCCCCCCGTTAAAGAAAAAGCCGCCGACCCCGCCAAAGCCGCAAAAACGGCGGAATCAGACGCCGCAAAAAAAGTCACGCCCTCGGCGACGGTTTCGGCGACGCCTTCGGCTGTATCGGAAGGGTTTTCCCCCTTGCAAGGTTCCCGAACCGTTACAACAAGCGCCGCCGGAACAAAAGCCGTCAGGCAAGCGACGCTTCTTGACCTTCGTTCTTCGCCGGACGGCGAAAACGTGACCCAGCCAGCCCGCGCCGCTTCCGCTTATAGCGCCCCTGTAACAAGCCGAACGGCAAATTCCGCAGTTTCCCCCGCCTCCGCCGTTTCGAGGGCGTCCGTCCCCGTACAAACGCCGCCTGTGCCGAATCCCGTCATTGTCCCGGTCAAGTACCAATTCCCCGAAATGATTATTCCGCCGGAACTAATAAAGACGATAACGCTTCCCGTCGAATTGACGGCTTCCGCCGCTATGCCGACGGAAAAATCGACGCAGATAATCGCGCCGATTTCGCCGTCGGTCCGGGAAGGGGTCACGCCCCCCGCGCCGCCCATGACACAGGCGGAACAAGTTATTTATTCACGTTCAGACCATTATGAAAATGTAAATATCACGGTTTCCCCCGACGACGGCGCGAGCGCAAGGGTTACAAAAGAACCGAAGTCGCCGAACGTCAAAGTTACCGTTTCGGGGGACGCATAAATGGCATGGCAAGACAAGACCCTCGAAGCCAAATATATATCCCCTAGCGGAAAGGAATTCCCGTTTCACTATGAAAAAGTTTCAAGGGAAACCAATTTAAAAACGGGTATATTTGAATTTCCCGACCGGGATGGCGCTCACGTTCAACATCAGGGGGCGGGGGCGAAGTCCTTTCCGCTTGTTTGCATTTTTACCGGGTCTAATTGTATGGAACAAGCGGACAAATTCGAAGCGTCGTTATTTGAAAGGGACGTCGCCGAATTAAGACATCCGACCTACGGAATAATAAAAGTTATCCCGACGGGAAACATTAAGCGCGAAGACGACCTTGTCGAAGCCCTGAACGAGTCCCGTGTAACCGTCACGTTCACGGAAACAATAACCGACGAAGCGACGCCGATGGACGCAGTTTCGGCGGACGTTATAGACCGAACTTATAATAAATTATTGGATTCGGCGGCGCTTGACTTTGCCGAAAATATTTCCGTCGATACCGTCGCCGAAGAATTAGCCCTTCAGTCCGCCTTGACGACACAGGCTCATATTATCAATGACGCCATGAACAAACTTGTTTCGGGCGACGCCGCCGCATTTGCGAAATTCAATAAAATATTTTCCGAATTAAAAAGCGGAATCAAAGCCTTAAAAAGCATTATCGCAAACGCCCAAATCGCAATTAAAAAAGCTGATAATTTTATTGTCGAAGGATTAAACGTCGCCCGATTAACCCTCAATCTTATGAAACAGCCGAGCCTGATTTCCATTGACATAATGGAAAAAATAAAAGGTTATTCGATTTTGACGACCGACATCGTTAATCAGTTTCGCAATGACCCCTTCGGAAAAAAGAACGTCGCCAATTCCTACCATTCGACGAACCTTGTCTTGTCGGGCTGTGTCGCTTCCATTGCGACGGGTTCCGCCTTATCTTTAGCGGTAAAGTCGGCTTCCGCTGATAAAAGGGACGTTAATCGAACCCCCGCAGTTTCCCCTTCCGGCGAATTAACTTCCGAATCCGCCCCCGAAGCGGACGCCGTTTCCCGGGAAGAGTCCGTTCAGGTTATTAACAGCCTTTTAACCATGCTTGAAACGACGAAGAATTTTCAAGATTCCAAAACGGAAAATAATGTCGTTATCGACGCCAATTCCGAAACCTATCTTTTATTAAACGAACTTGTTTATTCATGCGTTCAATTAATTATGAATGTGTCCTTATCGCTTCCCATGCGGCGGATTATCACGCTTGATCAAGACCGGCAATTAATAGAACTTGTCTGCGAATTATACGGTTCGACGGATTATATCGACAAGTTTATTTCGGATAACGATTTGTCAGCCGACGAAATAGAAGTTTTACCAATGGGGCGGGAGGTCATGTATAATGTCGCGCTCCCATAAAGTAGTATCGGGCGACACGCTCGGCGGAATATCAATTCGATATTTGGGGACGGCTTCGCAATGGCGGAGTATCGTCGCCGCAAACCCCCAATTATCCGGGCGGCGAACCGCCGTCGACGGCTCCCCTTTAATTTTCGCCGACGATATTTTAGCCATTCCCGGCGGCGAAGACAAGACGGAAGCCGCCCCCCCTGCGCCGCAGACCGTTAAAACAATCGAACTATCGGACGCCGAAGGCGATATTTCGATTGTCATTGACGGTTACAAGTTTTTAGGATTCACGGGTTACGAAATTAATTTAAATTATGATTCCTTCGACAGTTTTTCATTTTCCGCGCCGTTCGATATTGCGTCGGACGCCATAGCCGAAGCCCTCGCGCCCTTCGCTTTTAAGGATTGCGAAGTTTATTATAACGGCGAATTGAAACTGCGGGGAACCCTGCTGACCCCCGACCCCGAAGTCACGAAGGACGCAAGGGAAATCACGCTTCAGGGATACCCGCGCTGTGGTTTGTTAAATGATTGTACTATCCCCCTCGCGCAATATCCGGCGGAATATTCCGGCTTGACGTTAAAAGAAATCGCCTGTCCTATCGGCGACGCCTTCGGGGTTAAAGTTTTATTTGACGGAAACGAAAGCGGCGTTTTTGACAAAGTTTCTATTGAACCGACGGAAAAAATATTAGACTTTCTTGTCAAACTTTCAAAACAACGGAGCCTGTTATTTAACAATAACGCCGACGGCGATTTGGTTTTTTTTGCCCCCAAAAAAGAAAGGGTTTTCATGTCGTTTAAGGAAGGGAAACTTCCGCTTTTATCGTTAAAACCAAAGTTTAAGGCTCAAGATTTTTTTAGTCATATTATAGGGTTCACAAAAGCCGACGCCGACAATGACTGCGATCAGTATGTATATGAAAACAAGTTTTTAACTAAAAAGGGAATAACACGATGCATGACGATAATCGCAAGCGACGCCGACCCCGGGAGCCTTGAGGCTTCCGTTTTGTCTTATGCCGGACGTATGTTTGCCGATTGCGTTTCCTATGATTTGGAATGCGAAGACCATATAAACCATGACAAAAAAGTTTTTCAAAAAGGAATGATCGTCGCCGTTCACGCGCCGGGGGCAATGATAAAAAAGGAAACCGAATTTTTAGCCCGGAATATTAAGTTAAAAAGGACAATTAAGGGAAAAACTACTTCCATGAATTTAGTCCTTCCCGGTTCCTATACAGGGGAAATCCCGGAGGTGTTACCGTGGGAATAGACGGAATCGCCCGAATTGGAAAGGTTATTGATCACGCAACAGACAAATTTTTAGGGACAATCCTTGAAACCCGAAAAAATTATAATCAGACCGTTTTTTTATACAACGCTTCCGGCGACGATTCGGTTCCTTGCAAGAACGACAAAGTCATTATTTTGAAAGTGGACGGGACGGGGAATTTTATCGGCGCGGGGATATTGACCGAATCGCAGGGGGCGAAGCCCGGCGAAAAGATATTCTTCGGGCGGGACGCCGACGGGAAAATCACATCAAAATTATCTATGCTGAACGACGGCAATATCGAAGCCGAAGCGGACGGCGATATTAAACAAACGACAAAAAAGAATCACATAACGGAAGCCAAAAAGGATTCTACAATCGACGCCGAAAACATAAAATTAACCGCAAAAAAAGACATAGAATCAAAAGCCGATAACGTAAAAACCGAAGCGAAAACAAAGGCGACAGTCAAAGGCGGCGACGTCGAATTAATCGGCAAGGTTAAAACGAAGGACGGTTCTTTTGAATGTAACGGCATGGCAAGCCCCAACGGGCAGGGCTGTCTGTGCGCACAGCCTTTTTGTCTTGTAACGGGCGCGCCGCAAACCGGCAATAAAGCGGAGGGGACTTAATATGGCAATGGACGGAAACAAACTGGGTCTGGAAATAACCGACGCCATTATGAATATGAACGCCCCGCCTGAAGTGCAAGTTAAAGTTATAGAACTTTGGCAAAAAATAGGCTGTGTGATTGTAGATCACATAACAACTAACGCTGTGGTTCCGGCGGGAATCGCCGTTTCGACAAGCGGGGGCGGGGGAGCTACAACCGCGCCGGGACAGGTAACATGACAAACTTTCAAGGTGATTTAAAATTAATTGAAACCCCCGACGGCGGCGATTGCGTTTTCGCCGACGGGCTTATATCCGCAGACCCCGCATTCGGGACGGCGGTTTATATTTCCCTTTTCGGCGGAAACAAGGCGGACGCCGGAGCCGTTAAAAACAGGGACACATGGTGGGGAAATACTTTACAAGGCGTTTCGGAAAGCGAAAAAATCGTTTCACGTTTTCAAAACTTTATTCACGTTATGCCGATGACCGTCAAAAACATTAAGGACGCCCGGGATATGGCAAATCTTGACCTTAAATGGATTATCGACGAAGGAATCGCCGACGAATTGATTATCGACACGCGCTCCGAGGGAATTAACCGCTTGCGTCTTTTTGTTAAAGCGACAAAGGCGGGGAAAAATATATTTGAATCCGAATACGGGGTTTTATGGGGGGCAGGGTTAAATGGCATTTGAAAACAAAACAATTAAGGAAATTCGGGATATGCTGATTACGGCATTCCAAAGCGAATTTAATCGTTCATTAAGGATACTTCCGCGCTCGTTTATAAAAATATTTTCGACGATAATCGCCGGAATATTTATTGTACTTTATAAATTAATCGGCTGGTTTTTCCTTCAGATATACCCGGAGACGGCATATTGGAAGGAAGTCAAGGTTTTGGGATTTAAAATCCGCCCCCTTGTCAAATGGGGCGTTTTAATCGGCGTCGGGGAACCCCGAAGCGGGACGCAATGGAAAGGGGAAATAGAAGTTTCGGTCACGAATCGAAATTCTACCCTGAACCCGGGAGCGCAATTAAAAAGCAGTTTAACCGGGAAAATTTACATAACGGAAAAACCCGTTTCATTGTTAGGCGAAACCGCCTTCGTCGAAATAACCTGTACAACGCCGGGAACCGCCGGAAACTTGCAAGACGGCGACGAATTGAATTTTGTTTCCCCTTTGGGGAATGTCAAAAAGACGGCGACGGTTTCGGGGGTTTTGCGGGACGGGACCGACGACGAAACCGAAGCGGACTACCGTTCCCGGGTCGTTAATCGTTATCGTTTACAGCCGCAGGGCGGCTCCCTTTCCGATTATCGGATATGGGCGTCATACGTCCCCGGCGTCCTTAATACATACCCCTATAATAACCCCGAATCCCCCGCAGGGGTTATCTTGTATATTTCGGGGAACCCTGCCGTTTTCCCCGACCGGGTTCCGTCAAAAGCCCTTTTAATTCAAGTCGGCGACGCTTGTTCATACGATCCCGAAACGGGCAGGGCAAACCGAAAACCCGTAACCGCAATTATTGACCCGGACTTTGACAGGACTTATCGGAATATTCGCCCGGTTTGCATTGTCGATTTTGACATTCGCATCGACGGCGTGACGGGGATTTCCCTTGAGGACTTCGCCGAAATTATCCGCCCGGGAATTGAAAGTTATTTTTTGGGTCGGGAGCCGTATATCCGGGGATTGTCCGACGATAACAATAAAACGAATATCGTTTCACGGAACAATGTTTCGTCGGTCATTGATCAAATCGCCTTGTCGGTTAAAGCCGAATTTGAAACCGTCGCCATGTATCGGAACGGCGGACTGGAGCCGACCTATACCCTCGACATGGGGGAATTGTCGCGCCTGAATAAATTATTTATTAACGGAGAGGAATTTTGAGATTTTTTGACGCAATAAAACTTTTATTTCCCCGCGCCCGCGCCTTTGAACTTTTTATAAAAAGCGTTAAAAGAAAAATTGTCAAGGCGTTTTCGGTTTTGCCTGAAGATATAAGGCATAATGCGGAATTGGTTTATATGGATTTGTTCCCCGATACGACAAGGTTCGTCGAAAAATGGGAAAACACATTCGCCGTATATTTTCCCGCCCGGGAAATAACACGCCGCCGGAAAATCCTTGACCTGTTATGGAAAATTAACGCCGGGGGTCAGTCCCTTGACCATATTGAAAATATCCTTCGGGGGATTGCCGACGTTCGGGTCGTCGATAACGTCCCGGTCACGGACCCGCGCGGAATTAAAATCGTCAAAATTGCGGTTTGTAATTATAAAAGCATGGTCTGCGGAAATACGGAAGCCGTCTGCGACGCAAGACTGGGAATGGAACAAGCGGAACCGACGGTATTAAGAAACGACGCTTCCGAATTATACCAGTTACCCGACGACGAAAAATACTGGGAAACTTGTTTTTTCATTTGTAAAAATGTTATTCGGTCGGGGAAAAAAATCCAATACATTGAACGGGTCAAAGTAGACGTTAAATGGAAAAACTTTATTGAATATATCGTTTTGAAAATAAAGCCGGTACACACAACGGCGATATTATATATCGAATGGCAAGAGGAGGAGTCCGCCAATGTTTAAAATCGACAGGAATTACACGCAATATCGGGACGAAACCGATCCCGATTATCCCGGCGGAAAAGCCGTCGACGCCCCTTCCGGCGACAGCGTCGAAGGGACGCAATATGACAAACGGTTTTTTAATCAGGTTTTCGGGTTTTTTCAAGCGGCTATATTAGACGCCTTCGGAAACTTGTCGCAAATTAGCGGCAGACCCGACAGCGCGAGGGCGTCGGACGTATTAAACGCATTAAAAGCGATTAATAGAAAAATAACCGACGACATACAAAATCAGGTTAATTCAACCATTGATAATTTAATCGTCAATTTTGCGGAACATGACGAAATCCGAAACGCCATCAGGTCTGCCGAAATCCGAATAACCGTCCTTGAAAACGCCGTATATATGGACGTCGTTTCAAATCCGTTTATAGTCGAATTTATGAATTTGGACGGCGTCGAAATCCTGCGCGGAATATGGGTCGAAGAGGGTCAGCGCGTCGAATGCTCAAGGAACGGCGACGACATTTCGGTATCGTTTAACAATCTTCACAGGGTCGAATTATTAAACGGTATATGGAACGCCCCTTATAACCAGCTTGAATGTTAGGCGGATATGGAAAAATCGAAAATTGCCGAATTAAAGGTATTAACGGAAGCCCGAAAATTAGAGAAACACACTCTAATAATAACCGGGAACGAAAAACGATTTCCGAAAAAATACCGAATAACACTTTGCGCCCGAATGCAGGTCGAGGCTTTTGACGTCGTTTCAAATATTACCGAAGCGAACGATTATTCGTTAAATAAAAAAGACGAACAAGACCTTCGATTCACGACGCAAAGGTCGGCAATGCGAAACTGTAAAAATCTGATTAACCATATCGAATTATCGTATAGTATGCGGTTTATAGATTCCGCCAGTTTTTCCTTTTGGTCTAACATGGCGAATTCCGTCCGCAATATGCTGGCGGCATGGTACAAATCGGATAAAAACAGGGCGGAATATGCGAATGCGGAAAACAGGTTGCATGGTTCGCCCGGGGGTGAACCTTGAAAGAACGCCTCGAACTCGTACAATGTGCGCAATGTCAATTCCGACGGTACGCTGAACAACAACAACGCCTACAACGGCAACAATGGGCTTCGCCCCGCTTCGATGGAAGGCGTGACTTATTAGGAATTTATTTCCGAAAACAGAGCCCCATCATCAAAGGAAGGTTTATCCCGGCAAACGGCAATAAAGCCGGACGCCGAAAAAATCGCCCCCGATACCAAAACGATATATTATGGTCAAGGTTATTAAACGGGGGTTCTTTTTGAAAAATATCGTAACCGATTTTATAAGTTTATATAACGCATATTTGAAAGCCCGGAAAGGGAAGGGTAACAGTCAGGCGGCGTTAAAATTTCGGGACGACGCAATAAATAAATTATATGGAATCGCCGAAGAATTGGAAAATCAAACCTACAGGGTCGGCAAGTATCGGGAATTCAGGGTTTACGAACCGAAGGAAAGAATTGTTAAAACAAATGGTTTTCCCGACAAAGTTATTCAACACAGCCTGTGTGACAACGCCTTGACGCCGTGTTTTACAAATTCCTTTATTATCGACAATTACGCAAGCCAAAAAGGGAAGGGGACGCATTTCGGGCTGAACCGCCTTGAAAAGTTTTTGCGACATTATTTTTTCAGTAGAAAAGCGAAAAGCGAAAAGGAACGCCGCCTCGCAGGTCTTGCCCCCCTTCCGGCGGACGCATGGGATTATTCCGACGGTTATGTGTTAAAGGCGGATATAAAAAAGTTTTTCTATTCATTGGTTCACGTCGTATTATTTGAAAAGGTAAAAAAGCAATTAACAAAATTAAACAATAACGATTTAATTCAATTTGTCGAATGGCTTGTATGGCAAATTATAGACAGTACCCCCTGCCCGGGAATACCCATCGGAAATCAAACAAGCCAGTTTTTCGCGCTTTTATATTTGAACGACCTTGACCATTTTATAAAAGACAAGATGGGGTTAAAGATTTACGGGCGATATATGGACGATTTTTATATCGTCCATGAAAGCAAAACGGAATTAAAAAAAATATTAAAAATGGTAAACGACCATATTAAAAATATCGGCTTGACGCTCAATCGCAAAACGCAGATTTTCCCGCTTCGGCATGGAATAGATTTTTTAGGCTTCCGAACCTACCTGACGAAAAACGGAAAGGTCGTCCGGCGTGTTAGAAAACACAGCGTCCAAAATATGAAAAACAAAATAAAAGAATTTCGATATTTACTTAATATCGGAAAAATCACAATAGAAAAAATATGGTTTTCGTATGTTTCATGGTGTGGACACATAACACACGGAAACATATATAAATTAAGGGAAAAAATAGACGAATATTTTTATTCGACATTTCCCGAATTATTATCTATGCGGGTGAGGAGGATTTAATTATGCCCCAAACATTAGGAAATTTGCCCATAGGGGCAAAAGTCAAATTCGGTTCTTTCCGAAATAGCTCCGTCAAGTGGGTTATTAAGGACAAAAACCATTCCGGGTTCCCTTCCGGCGCGGTAACTATACTGACGGAACGGATTATTAAAATGATGTGTTTCGACGGCAAGGAAGCCGGGAATAGCGACAATAATCGCAAGTCCTACGGAAACAATCGGTATATTTATAGCAATATCCGAAAATGGCTCAATAGCGCGGCAGGGGCGGGGGCTTGGTTTGCGGCGGCTCATTCTTCCGACGCTCCGCCTTCGGCGGCGAACGTCTGGGTTTTGGGAAGTACCCCCGTTAATCCATACGAAACAATCGCCGGATTTATGAATCAATTTTCGCAAGACGACCGAAACGCAATATTAGACACGACATTAACGGTCGGGAAGGCGACAGCCGACGGCGGCGGAACCGAAACTTGCGTCGATAAAATATTTTTATTGTCGACGGCGGAAGTCGGACTTTCCGGCGATTTTACCGAAGGCTCCCTTTTGGCGGGTTTTTCGAATAACGCTTCCCGCATTGCGACGGTCGACGCCGCTTGCATTGCCGATTCAAATTATCCCAGTAACCCCGCCGCCGACGCCGTTTGGTATTATTGGCTTCGTTCCCCATACGCCTCG